CATTAGGTACTATATTTTTTGTTGCCATGTTTTACTATTTTGGTGTTAAATCTCCGTTTGCATCTACGTTCCAATACCCTTCTTCACCGGGTGAAACTGCAGGTGTCATCTCTGTACTAGTTACATCCCATGAATCACTAAAGTCATAAGCAATACCATCTATTGGACTTAGATCACTACCTGTGATTTTCCATACGTAATCCTCTATTGCTGCTGCTACGGCTCCGGGAAATGTTGATAAACTTAATCCTAGCCCCGGCATTAATATCCAAAGTAACAGATTACACCACCACCAGTTGTATCAGCAGAAGGAGTCATTGTTGTCCATCTACCTACTATTGTAAGACCTTTAGGATATACAATACCATCAGCCTGATTACCACCTGCTCCATTATAGTTATCCAAGAAAACTAAACTTTGACTTGATGGAGTTATTTGAGCACTTAGCTGCAAAGAAGTTGTTGTATTTGCATAAGCGGTTACAAAAACACCTTGCTTATTAGGTCCGTTATATATTGGAATTGGAGTTTCAGAATCAACAGTTATTCCAGCATCTACAGTATCCCCTTGAGCAATAAGTAAAACGTACTGCCCAACTTTAATTTTAGTATCAGCAGACGCAATAGTTATATTTGCACCTGCAGCGTATGTACCATCGGTAGCGTTAACTTCTGTAACCCCATTATAGTTTATACTATCTCCAGCTTCTGTTGATACAAAGTTTGGTCCTGTTGTTTCTAACACCTCACTTCTTAATACCGTAGGGGTATTATCTGCTAAAAATTGAATAGCACTTATTACCATTCCTTGTGGTGGTACAATGGGTTTTGCTGTGTTAGAGGAAACACTACCCAACTGTCCAAAATTATATGCTGTTGCACTTGAATTTATACTCATTTTATTTTTGTTTTATTTTTTATTTGTTTAAGCTAAATCCACCTAAATTAAAATTACCGTTAACTATATCATTACCTGTTGACTCAAAGTTTTTAGGTGGTTTCTCGTTTTTTCTTTGATCAATTAATTCAGATTGTTGAGATGCTTGTATTTTTGTTCTTTTATCTTTACGATCTTCCTTTTCTTCTTCTCTACTTCTTACCCCAGAAGTTTCTAATTGTTTGAGTTGTAAGTTATACTGAAACTCCAATTGCATAAGTTCTTTTTTAGCAAAAACTTCTTGTTGCATTTTTTGAGATTCTAACTGAGATTTTAATTGTTCTAGTTGAGAATTAATCTGAACCATTGACTGCTGCTTTTGAACTTCTGCTTGTGCAGCTACTTGTTGAGCTTGTGCATTAGCTTGTGCTTGTGCTTGAATATTTTGTTGCTGCATCAACTGATCTCTTTCTATTTTCTTCTTCCTTCTTATCTTGAGTAGTTGATTTGCAAGCTTAACGTTTTTAATTTGTCTTAAATCTATAGCGTCTTCTAAATCTATACCTTTCTGAGCAACTGCTACTTGTATGTTATTTTCAAGCAACTGTTTTTCTTCTTCATCAGGCTCTAGTTCTATAAATATTCCAAAGTCATGTATATGAAGATTGTTTAATTCTTCAAGTGTAGCCACATTATGTACACCAATGCTTTGTATGAAAGCTTCTCTTGTAGGGGAGTATTCTATTATATCAGATATTCTAAGTGATAAGCACTCTGCTGTTTCAGCTGTTAGGAATAAACCAGACTGTAATATATGTCTAGTTGCTGTGTTAGAATTTGCTGCTGCAAGTTTTTGTACACCCACTAAAGCATTCTTGTCTGGCATGCTACCATCTCTAGCTTCATTCAAACCAGTTACATCTCTTATCATCTGTAGATAGTAGTTGTAGTTTTGAATTAAACTTTGCATTTTGGCTCCACCGTTACCACTAGTAATTTCTTGAATGGGTACTTTACCCGGATTCATATCTCCTTCAGAAGTTAGGGATCTACCTATAACACTACCAGTCTGAAAGAACATGTTTAATGCTTCTTGAGGATTGTAATTTGTACCGTTACCAAGATCAACTTCGGCTATACCATCAGCATCTAGATACACCCCGTCAGGGATCATTCTAGACATCACCTGTTGAAGTTTAAGGTGAGTAAGCTGTATCATGTCAGCAAAACCAGTTATCCTCCCTACAAGAGATTCTATGCGTCCTCTGTACATCCTTGGTGCAACTATAGAGTAGTTCATTTTAACCTTAGTGTTATCACTTTTAGGTCGCATCATATTTGTTGCCATCTCCCACTTAAGAAGCTTCTTAGTACCTAATACTAAAACACCTTCATACAGCACCTCTACTGATCTAGATATTTTTTCAAACTTATCATCTAAAAGCTCTACTGGAGGATTAAAAGAATCATCTTTAACTAATACTTTAGCAGCACCGGTTGAAGTTTCTTTTATCTTATAAACCTCATTCATGTAGGTTTTATAATTAAAGTAAAGAACATCTATTTGATTGTTGTCGTGTCTATCGTATATAGCTCTGTTGTTGGGGATTGAAGATATAGCTGGTTGACGTTCTATTTCTTCTAAATCTTCTTGAGTAAGATTGGGGAAGGATTTTTTTAATTCGTTTATTGGAATTGTCTTTATTTCACCAGCATAATAGATATCTTCAAAATAAGGAGATTCTGTATACGAATATACTAAATTAGCAGGATCAACGTATTCTATTTTTACACCTTCCGATGTACTGAAAGTGTTTTTAACACAACCAATACCTAATACAGTTAGATCGTAATAAAACCTTTTCTTTGTTAATTCATATTTATTAGTATCAAACAAAACAGCTATAGCTTGTTCTTCGGCTATCTCTATTGCTTGCTTGTAAGTTAGCTGCATGTGTAATGCTAACTCTTCTTCAGAGTCTGGTAATTTTTCTTCAGGAGTATTAGCTATGTCAACACCAAACGCTTGTTTAGTGAAAGCATTTAACTCTTTAGTTCTCATGTCAGCTAATAAGTCTTCCATGTACTCTGTTCTCTTACTTATTCCGTAAGGATCTTGAGAATGTGCTTTTACATCGTAGGTTCTTTCTGCAATACCATTAACAACAATATCTACAAACTTACCTATGATGGGTATTGGCTTCCAATCTAAATTAAGATAGGACAAGTCTCCGTTTATAGAAAGCTCATCCTTATATTTTTGAACAGATTGCTCTCCTCTAGCGTATAGTCTTAATCTATGAAAATTATCAAAGTTATTTTTAAATCTATGAGATCCCCTGTCACCATAGAACCATTCTCTTTCTACGGCTTTAGCAACTTTAAGTCCATACTCAGAACTCATCTTTTCGAGATCACTGGCTACTTGACTAGGGAAATAACTTTTATTAATTGAATCAGCCATATTGTTCTTTAATTATTTTAGATGCCATACCTTTATTTTGATACTTAGCTATACTAATATTTACTTTTTGTTTTTGGAGATCTGCTCTTGGACTGTAAAGATGTCTGTTACATGCCATAATAGCTAACCCACTACTAATTGAAGCATCAAATTTAGTTCTGTTATTTATATCAAATTTAGACCAATCATTTAATGTTTTATTAAAATATATGCTACCATAATTACCATCTTGAAGTGATCCAACATGACCTTGTATATACATTTCAATAGCAGCAGCATGTGCTTGCTTTATATCTTCACTTGAGTTTGGTATACCGCCTATCTCTTTTTCTGTTGTTGATAGTTTGTTCCAAATCTTATCAGGTCTATTCATTGAGTAACCTCTGTACCCCCTTCTTTTTAAATAATAAAGAAGTCTTGGTTTGTTGTTCTCTGCTAGTATTGGCATACCATAAAATATCAATGACATCAATACATCTTCAAAGAAGATTTCAGCAGTCTGAGGTCTAGCTATATATTCTAGAAAAAAATGATTAGGTGGTGCATCCTCCATAGAAAACTTAGTCAATCCATGAAGTGCACCTTTAGATCCTTGACCGTCAACAGTTCCTGAAATATCATAACTATCACAACCAAAAGCACCTATGTGCTCATTACCCGGTTTCTTACCTTGAGGTGTTTGTATTACTTTGTTTTGTAAATGAGATGGTGGGATCCAGCTAACACTGAACCTACCGTTTCTGTCTGGATAAAATATAACTTTAGAATCTTTTATTCCACTAACCCATTGAAAGTTACCAGTTGTTATAGCAGAGCTATTACCAACACCCTCATTGTAATCTATTTGTTCGTATATTTTTGCTAAGTTAAATATACTATTTTTTGTTTCATCTCTAAAAGCATGTTCTTCTGTTCTGGGAAATTGTCTGTAAAACTCATTCAACCCATCAGGATCTTTCTTTAATCCATCTACTTCGTTTTGCCAATGCTCTAATATACCTATGTCTATGTAATCTCCATGAGGACCTTTAGTTTCTTCTTCAGGTGTGTCAAAAACTGGTATCCCATGCTTATCAATAAATCCTTCATAGTTCCATTCCATTGGTATAAAAAGACTATAAAGACCTGAACTAGTTTGTCCATTCCTATTTCTTTTTTTTACATCTGAATCCTTGTACAGTTTCTTAAAATTTTCACCACCCTTATCTAATGAGTTAGAGGTGGATCCCATCATACATTTACCAATTATTCTACTACCTAATCTTAGGGTTGTTTTCGTGACCCTCCAGTTGTTGAGTATGTTGTTCGGTCTTTCCCACTTCCCTGATTCATCATGTACAAGGAGTTTGAGTTTCTCCCCATCGTAGGAGTTGTCACCGGTGTTCTTCCAATCGA